CAATTCTGGTATTAACTTTCTTTTTTGATTTCTCATGACAGAACCAACTATAATCGCATCTTCCGGTATCCCCAGCTCTAATCTATTTTTCTTTTTTTGTTCCTGACTGAGAGGGAAGTGGCATTTTAGATCAACTCCAGGAGATGCTGTATTTATATAGTTTATATTATTATTGGTTTGATCTATCAGTGTGTTCGCCCCAAAATCTGAATAGGTAAATATGGCATCAGCTGATTCATAGGTGTCTAGCCAATTTTGCTGTTGTGGTGCTGAGTCTACAGTAGGCATAAGTATCCAATGAAAAAAATCTCTGAAAGACGAGGTTTGCTCATAATAGCTCATCCAATAATCACGAATATCGATAACTACATCTGGTTTAAAATCTATTACAACCTTATCAAAACGCCATCTACCGAATTGGTTTTCTGGGCTCGACATATATTCTTCATATCTTGCATCTCCCCTCTTAACAGCATTAGGGTAATATCTCCACGGTATCTGTGAATCCTTTGGGTCATTCACATGGCCGTAGCAAGCAAATTCAGCTATGTCATATTTATCGGTATTGTAGAGTCTTGTGAGCAGCTCTCTCGTATAATTGGCGAAACCTGTACTTAGAAAACTAGCTTCGGTAGCCATTAAAATCTTTAATTTGTCTGCCATATTAAGAAAATTCCTATTTACCTTTTATTTAAAACAATACATCTGCGCTATCGCCATATTAGCAATAACGCAGACGATTGTCATCTTTAATTAGAAGCTTACTGGTTCGGCAGTTTCTTGGCTTTCTGTCTTCCTGTTACGGCTAAGCTTAGTAATTTTTGAAAAATTATTCACTCTTACCTTGAGAGTGCTATGCTTAACACCGTCCTTTTCCCAGCTATCATTTCTAAGAGAACCTTCAACCAACACTAAGTCGCCCTTTTTGAATGAATTATTAATAATTTCCGCACCACTATCCCATGCTTCGCAATTAATAAAAGATGCGATCTTATCTCTTTCTCCGTTTGCCTTGGTATATTCCCTAGAAACAGCTACGGTGAAATTAACGACACCGGTTTGCTTTCCGTTAGTATTAACGGTTCTGTATTCTGGATCTCTAGCAAGGTTTCCTCTTAAGATAGTAATATTCATACTTTTGGTTACTCCTAAAAAATTAAAAAATTGATTACACAACTGTTAGTGTATTATAGCAGACGCCCTCATAAAAGTCAAGTGTGAGCATCAAAACATTTATCTACGATCAAGCCGTCTGACTGTTTTGTTTTGTTTCCGACAAAAACGAGAACATTACTGTTAAATATATGATGCTTATACTGGTGCCATGTTTCTGGAAACATAATTACAGAATCTAAAATACCTGTACTGTCTTCTATAGTAACAAATGCCATTTCCTGTCCAGGATTTTTGCCTTTTTTGGTTTTAACAACATTAACCCCACTGATTTCTCCAGCAATAATAATATTCTGATTAATATGTGTCTTTTTGAAGGTTTTACAGTCTGAGTTGGTCATACTTATGTCGTACGAATCTAATTTACAGCAAGAAATAGCAGCGCCTAATAATGAGCTTTCGCTATCAGATAGCCATTCTATTTTATCTTGTAAAGAATAAGGGGGATTTTTAAGTAGATTTATCGTATCTTGTATTTTCTTTTTTCTATTTATATTCGTTCTTGGTTTATCTAGTAATTTGGTTAACAATAATTCTAGTGAATCATTTTCATTACAGATATTTTGGCAGAACTCAGCTTCTTTTTTTGTGAGAGATGATATTAGATCCAGCTCAAAAAGCATAGACGTTCTTGTTTTACCAAGATGATCTAGCGCACCACTACTAATAAGAGCTTTAGCGGCCGTTGAGTTTATATGATTTAGTAGTCCAAGTAAAACATAAACCCATTTTGTTGAATTGATATCAAAGCCATTATCTATAATATCTTTTATTTTATCAAAAACTGAATTACCGACACCTTTTATATCTGTCAGACCAAAGAAAATATTGTCTGAATCGACAATAAAGTACTGATTAGCCTTTCTTATGTCTGGCGTAAAAACAAAAACATCCATTTCGCTTGCGTTTCTTATTAATTCTTTGATTTCTTGCTGTGGGTCAATTTTGTCCTTAGCGAATTTGAGATACGAAGCAAAGAACATTTTAGGAAAATGAGCTTTGGCATAAGCAGACAAGAAAGCATTCATTGCATAAGATATGGCATGACTTTTGTTAAAAGAATATCTTTGGCTTTTTTCTATCCACCCAAATATTTCTTCTGCCTCTTCATTCGATACCTCATTTATTTTTTTGCAGCCAGATAGGAATCTTTTCTTGATTTTTGCCATTTCCTCTGGTTTCTTTTTGCCAATAGCTTTTCTAAGCATATCTGCTTCTCTTAGGTCGAAGCCGGCTATTTTTTGCGTTATCTGCATAGCTTGTTCTTGATAAATCATTTCTCCGTAGGTGGACTTTAATATTTCCTCCAAACTTGGATGGAAATAGTCTATGTCTTCTAGGTGATTTTTCTTATCTATATAATGATTACTAACACTTTTACCGTCTCTAAAGGCTTCAAGGCATCCTGGACGTAAAATACTGATTAGCCCAGAAAGTTGTTCTATATTAGACGGTTTTAACTTTTTAGACATTGATTGCCCAAGTCGAGATTCTAATTGAAAGCAACCTTTAGTGTTACCTTCAGATATTAAGTCCCATGTTTTGGAACAGGACATATTGATAGAATCTAAATTGGTATCAAATAGACATCCACCATTTTCATTTATGGGGAATTTACACCCACAAGAAAAGCTTAAATATTTTTTTTTCATACGTTCGCAAAGGAGTCCTTAAATTTTATTTTTGCTGCCAATTTTCTATGAAGTTTAAGAAATCTGATAGTTAACTCAGCAGTATCCTCAACATCTTTAAGAGCATCGTGAGCGCCCTCTTTTGTCATACCGAAATAATCTCTTAGATGATCTAGCGTATAATTTTTCAGTTCATTATTACCCTCAAACCAATAGAATACAGTATTCATCAAATCTATTGTGTCTCTAGGAAAGAATAGACAACTAGATTTTTCTGAATTAGTATTACCGTATTTAATACTTAATCTCTCAAGTATTTTTAGATCAAATCTAATAATATTATATCCAGCAGCTATAGGTGCTGTGAATTGTGATTTTTTCTTTCTGTTACCCAGATGATACATATCTAGATAGCTCACAAAAGCTGCCCACCCCTGTTTTTGTGAATGATATTGTTTCCATTCTTCTAAAACCTGTGAAGCAGTAATGCCCTTGACCTTAGCATGAAAGTCTAGAACATCACTGTCTTCGTAGGCATAATCTATATTATCTTCCAATTTTTCTGGTTTGAGATTTATATTAAATTTTGAATCTGGTATAACCTCTAATTTGATAGGGTCTATCATAATAGCGGCTATCTGTACCGGACTGCAGGTATTGGGATCTGTACCATCAGTCTCTAGATCAAAAACACAAATTTTATGAAAATTAGCCATTAACCTGAACTTCCTGTTGGGGTTTAACAAAAATCTTATTTCCGGAGTTGCTAGTTTCAAAAGCATTGACAGACTGACAGCAACTAACCTTCACTGGTTGAGTTTTAGTATATTGCTTATTGTCTAAAGTGAATTTGCTGCCAATGGCGATTTCTGAAAATTGTTTAGAGGTCATATTAGACTCCTTGTGAAAGACTGTGAGATATAGACATAATTTTATCCAACATGGCAATACCGAGAATATCGAATTTAATCACACCAATAGCTTCAAGGTCTTGCATCTCCATTCCAGCTATTTGTTTCTTGTTTTTGGTATCCAAAATCATTGGACAAATATCTTTCAATGGATCGCTACTAATAACTACACCGGCAGCATGTTTGGACTGATTGGACTTTGTTCCTTCTAGCCTAATAGCTTGTTCAAATCGTTTCGCTAAGGGGCCCTGGAATTGGCCGGTATTATCAATATAGCACCATTCCTTGAGTTTGTCAACATTGTTTTCTAAAGCCCATCGTATGATAGAAGATTCTCCTGTTTCTTCCTTCATTTCTTGAAGTTCATCAGCAATTTTAGCTTCATCTGGGATATTTTTTGTAATGCGATTCATTTCTTCAAAACCAATATTGCCGTAAACTCTCAGAACTTCTTTTAGGGCGCCTCTTCCTTTCATTGTATTGTAGGTGATCATTTGAGACACTTTATCATCACCATATTTACTTTTGATATAAGCTATGACTTCCTCTCTCTTATTAATCGGTACATCTACATCAATATCGGGCATAGATACCCTATCTTTAGTATTTCTTCCAGCGTTATAAAATCTTTCGAAAATCAAATCATACTTGATTGGATCAATAGATGTAATACCAATTAAATACGAAACCAAACAACCAGCAGCAGAACCTCTGCCAGGTCCTGGTAACCAACCATTGCTCTTTACATAATTAACTATATCCACAACAGTTAAAAAATAACTCGACAAGTTAGCTCCCTGCAAAACATCAAGCTCTCTTTTAATTCTGTCTACATAAACTTCGTGTTGATCTTTTGGCACATTATTTGCTATTTTTTCAGCCCAACCGTTTCGGCATAATTGTCTTAGGTATTCAGCAGGATCTTGTCCACCTGGACAATCATATGGTGGCAATCTGGGCGGACTTAAAATGTCATATTCTTCACACATTGAATCAATAATTTGTGTGGTTTCTATTTCTTCTTCTGTATGTATATCATTTATTTCTTCTTGTGATAATATATGATAATTATCTGAAGTAAAAAATGTGCCCATGGGAACTTTTTCATTATTGAGACATTTTTTGTTAATGTCTATAAGAGTTGTCTTGAGATTATTGCACAGCAATATTCTTTGATCGATTGAGTCCTCTTTACGACAATAATGGGCATCTGGCGTACACAAAACTCTACATTTGGTTTTATTTGCTATGTCTCTAACTATATTTGATACAGATAGCTGGTCTGGGTTATTTTCTTGATCCATCAGCTGTGTCTCTAGAAAAAAGTTGTCGTCACCAAAATAATCACTCATCTTAGCAACAAATTCTACGCCGTCTTTAATAACAGAGTTATCTTTGCTTTTACTAATAATATTCGCTATTGTTGATCCCAAATGACCACAGAATCCGATTATGTTACCATTTAAAAATTGTTGTATTTCATCTAAAGCAATTCTTGGTTTATGGTAGTAGCGATTTTCTTGATTAGAAAATGAAACCAATTTTATCAGTGAATCCCAACCTTTTTTGTTCTTTGCTAGCAGTAAGAAGTGACTAAGTTTGGCGTTTTCTGGCTTTTTAATCAAAGAATCGTTGGACGAAACGTAAATTTCACAACCTAATATTGGTTTTATTTTATGTTTTTTCATTGTGTCATAAAATTGCACACAACCAGATATAGTGCCATGATCCGTGATAGCACAAGATTTAGCGCCTATCTCAAGACACCTATTAGCTATTTGAGAAGGCTTTGATAGACCATCTAACAAAGAATAGTGCGAATGCACATGCAAAGGGACGTACTTTTTCATTCTGTAGATCCGGGAGCCTGATATTTTCCAAATTTGTGATTAGGGTGTTTATATATATTAGTCACCGTGTCGATACCATACAAGTCCAACTCATGCTTAACTTGTTCACACATAGACATATTATATCCCGCATTGGTTCTCTGCCCATCCCTATATTCCTCAATAGGTTCTATATGCGTATGTTCAAAGCTGTTTTTGCCAAAATGGCAAAGTTTGCTACACATCCAACTTTTATTTAATACTGGTTTTCTGGTGTGTTTAATCTGTTCAAATTTTTTCCTGAGTATATCTTCTGTATGTATAAGATCGGAATCTTCAAAACATATAGAAAATGGACCACCATCATTGATAAAATAAATCGAAAAAATAACATGTTTAATATGTGGATATAAGTGTTTTATTGCGTAGTGATATATTCTAAGTTGTGGATCTGTTTCTAATTTTTCTTGTGTTTTTTCTTTTCCTGTGGCCCAATCCAGCCTTCTTCCTGTTTTCCAGTCGATAATCTCTATCGTATCTTTATTAACTAATGTAATCAAATCCACTGTTCCTTTAAGGGCAAGTTTACCGGAAAGTTTTCCTTCTGTTGTATTGTATGAATAATCTGCCCATTTTTTATCTATTTCAAAATCAAAATGTTGTTCTGGTTGTAATATATGTCTGTTTCTAGGATCGAACATGCCATCATTAAATGATATTGCCTTGTATACCCAATCTTTACAGTCTTTATGATCTCTAGGTTTCCAATTATGATGAGAATTATGGGAGGAGTAATACTGATAAACAACATCTATAATATTGTCTAAATCGTATTTCGTTGTTGATACATCACCCATGATGTCATCTATCACAAAATCTAAATTATCTTGTAGTCCTTGTTTTATAAAAGCTAATATTTCTAGTACTTTATGAACAATAGTTCCTTTATCAGCTTTTAATCCAGATTGCCCTCGCCACCCTAAGACATATTCAAAAAAATATTGTTGCGGACACATATTGTGGGTGTTGTAGCTAGAAGATCTAAAATATGTAATAATCATTTTGTTATATCTTAAGGGTTGAAAGCCAGTTTTGCATATCAAGACATTGTTCATAAACGCTCATATTTTGATTGTCTATAATGTGATCAAAATTCCTCCAATCGTAATTATCTTTATCTAATGCTGTTTCGCTAATATGATCTGATTGGTGGGGATTTCTAGTGAGTCTAACCACATAACCCCCGGCTTTCCTAACCGCTTCGACCTCGTCGGGAAATCTGCAATCCGTGATAACAGCCAGTATTGGGGCTTGTTCCTTTATTAAAGATATGGTTTTATTAATCCAGACATTTTTATTAAGTTTCCTGAATATATCAGTACCTATTAACTGCATAGCTTCTCTAGCGGATAATCTTTTATTATCCCACTCCAGGTCTGTAGCAGTATTCTTATCCTCGTCTGAACCATAACACTGATCATAGCTCATCCCAAGAATACCCATACATATAGTCTGTTTTAATGGGTCTGCAAAATTGTATATTTTTATGTTAGGATCTAGCTTATCGTATAAACTATTAACAACAAAATCATTTTTAAAATCATGCCTTGGAGATATTCTTTTGTAGGAAGTATTTCCATATATGTCAGATAATTGTATTTCTCCGGATTCATCTAGTTTTATGTCTTTAGAAACACCCATATTTGATAAGAAAAGACTAATTAAAAAATTGCCGGTAGTAGTTTTTCCTGACTGCTTTTTTCCAGAAATTGCTATAATGTTCATCGATAACCCTAAGCCTATAATAGTGGTTTAATATAATTTTGAATATCTTCAATACTCATATCAGCTATATCAGAATGATTGATATCTATGTTCTTAATATTGTATGTTTTACAACACTTGTCTTTGATTTTTTCAGCTGCTTTTTTACCGGCTTCGTCATTGTCCATAATTGTTATTATATTCATAGCTCCAGAAGCATCAAGTATCATCTTTTGTCTATCACTCAGGGAAGAGCCGAAGATAGCTACGCTATTATGTACGCCGGCCTCCTCAAGTCGCCAAACATTCCCTGGGCTTTCTACTAGAATAACAGTATAAGTTTCCCTGATATATTTTTTAGCAAACCATATGTTGTATAAATAATTTTGAGTTTTTAAACCCTTACTGTGTCTCCATTTGCTGTGTAAAAATAATGCGTTTTTATTTGGACAATTATCATTATTGTTATGGTAATGTTTGCATTTATCACACATATGAAAAACGGTTCTGCCTGTACATCCTATCATGTATTTGTAGTCATGATCATATACAGGGACAACTATCCTGTTTTGCATCTCTTTACCTATAACAGAGCAATATCCGACATCGTATTTGTCTAAAATTTCTTTAGAGAAACCTCTGTCTATATAGTAATTATGATCCAAATCTAATGTTTTTCTGACAATATCTCTCGTTATACCATTTTCGTTTTGTGTGTCTTTTTCGTTTTTTGTGTTTTTTATAGCCGCAACGAATCTGTTTTTGTCTTTTTGCGTATGGTTTATAGATATTTTGTCTAGATCTTTATTGATAAACGCTAAACAAAAATTTAGTGTCTCTTGAAAGGACACCATTTTATCTCCAGACTTTTCCCATCCGTATTTATGATTAGATAAAATACCTCTAATAAATCCTATAATAGATCCTTTAAATGTTTCTTCACACCCATGAGTTCTACACTTCCAATTACCTCTATAGGAATCTCCATTAGGATATATATTTAAAGCCGTAACATTATCTCCACCATGAATAGGACAGGCCATGCTTAATAATTTACCATTACATGCATATTCTATATCGAATCTTTCCAAGATATCTTCTATATTGTCGCATAGTCCGTCGCATACAATCTTTAGCTTATCTTGACTAATTAAATGAGAAGGTTTCTGGGTCTTCATTTTCCTCTCCAACAATAAAGCCATCGTTATTCGCTCCTATGTTATTAACAATTTCTAGTCTTGTTTTGCCTTCTACTATTTTAGCACACCAGCCTTTCATGTGACAATTAATGTAGTCATTGTCATCTAGTCCTCCACCATGCCTGCTAATCAAAGGAATTAATTTTCTGTTACCGTTATCGGGTCCATCTTCTGCAATTTCTTCATCTGTTTTTCTTTTGAAGATACTGAAGTTACTACATAACCAAATTATTCTATCAGAGCCACTAGCAGTATCTGTGCTTTCTTTGTTAATACCGTCTCTGTTTAATTGTATAAAAGCAACTATTGGTATTTTATATTTAACGGCGAAATTATGTAATGCCGTCATCATGAATCCGAGAACTTGGTACTCTTTCATGTCCTGGCTCACGCCTTGACTATCCATAAGTTTTAAATAGTCATAAAAAATCACGCAATCTTTTGCTGTTCCGTCACTATTTAAGCCCACCTCCGTCATTATCCATCTTCTCATCAAAGAGATCTGTTCATCAAAACTTTTACCAGCTATAGATTTGTAGTACAGTTTTGAGTCTTTGATTTTTTTTACGCCTTCTTCTATTTTGGCCTTATGGCTTGCTGATTCAGAGAACTGACCGGTCTCAATTTTGTTAATAGCCACTTCTGTAATCATGGCTAAAATACGATTGATATGATCTTCTTTATTCATTTCTGTGTCTAGATTTAGCACTGGAATTTGCATATCATTTGCTAT